GTGCAACGACATGTCCTGGGTACCCCGGGGAGTCGAGACCGGAGTGGTGTTGATGCCAGCCGGAGCCTGGTACTTGAACCCGAAGATCGAGGCCAGGTCCTTCATGGTGGCCACTGCCTGGGCGCTGGTGGAGGACTTCAGGGTCGTGAAGGACTTCAGCACCGCCGCGGCCTGCGCCTGCGCGTGTCCAGACAGCCGCTTCGTGGCCTGGACCAAGGTGCTCTCGAAGTTCCCGTCGATCTCCTTGCCGACGTTGGCCAGGTCCTGAGCTGAGCGCTGCATGGACAGCTGGTAGGCGTCCGCCTGGCGTCCCATCTGGGTGCTGAAGTCGGTGGCCTGCTGGTCCATCATCAGGTTGAAGTCCTTGCGCTGCCGGCTCAGCGAGCGCGCGAAGTCCTCGTGACCGAGCTCCAGCTGGCGCTGGAAGTCCTGCCGAGACCGCTGCATCTGGAGCCGATGCGAGCGCTGCTGCTCCTGCCAGTCCAGCGAGGACGGGTCAGTCGCCAGTGCCTTGGCCGCACCCTCTCGCAGAGACCCGGCCACCTGGTTGAACTGCCTGATCACCCGCGGAGTGGCCTCGGTCAGGAACCGAGCCAGCTGCTGCTGGTTCTGGGGGTCGGTGAACTTCATCTGCTGGATCATGGAGTCCGAGGCACCCATGGCCCGGAGTCGCTGCAGGTCCGACTCCTGCTGGCGCATCCGCTGGAGCTGGTCAGCAGCGTTGCTCAGGATCTGTGAGGCCGAACTGGTCCGCTGTACCTGCACCCTGGAGTAGATGTCGTAGACGCTCTGCGCCATCTGCTTGGCCTGGACCGACACCGAGTGCTGGTAGTCGGCCTCGCTCCGGCTGCGCTGCAGGTTGAAGTCGTACTGCGCCCGACGCACGCTCCGGTAGTAGTCCGCTGTGGCTCGGTTCTGGGAGAGGTGAAACTGGTACTCCTGCCGGGAGCGCTGGAGCTGGTAGTCGTGCTCCTGGTAGGAGCGCTGCAGGCTGTAGTCCTGCTGGGCCCGGGTTCGCTGGATCTCGTACTGGTCCTGCATCAGCAGCAGCTGCTTGAAGTAGGACGCCTGGTCGACGAACCCCTGGGCGGTGGCCGTCTTCTGCTGCTCCAGCTGGGCAGCCTGCTCCTGGGTGCGCGGAGTGATCCCACTCAGCGCGTTCATCTGACCGATGGTGGCCTGGAACTGCTGGGCCCGGGTCATCAGCGGCATCTGCATCTGGATGTTCTGCTGGGCCTTCTGGGAGACCGCCATCTGCAGCTCGTAGGAGCGGCTGTTCTCGTCTCCGATCCGGGCCTGCGCCTTCTCGGTCGAGGCCATGATCTGCTGGTCGGTCAGCCCCTGCTTGTGCAGCTTGCTGAAGATGTCGCTGGTGGCGTTGTAGAAGGCCCCGACGTCCTCCTGGAGCCGGATCGACCGACGAGCCGACGCGGAGTCTGCCATCGCCGCGCCAGCAGCCGTGCCCCCTGCTGCGCTGATGTACCCCAGTGCCTGGTCCGGGCTGACCAGGTTCCCCATCATGGTCTTCCAGGTCTGCGCTCCACCCGAGGTGCCTCGACCCTGGTAGGCCTTGACGATGTCGTCGGTGGTGATCCCCAGCTTCTCCATGGTCGGAGCGAGCTTGTTGGTGACCTCGTCCAGCTTGGCCATGCCGGACTGGGTGGTGGGGTCGATGCCCTTCAGCGACACGCCCTGCCGCCGCGAGACGTCGGTCAACGCGCCGATCAGGGCTGTGGACTGCGTCTTGGCCGCGTCGGCCTGGTCCTGCCTGGTCTTGTAGGCGTCGCCGCCGCCACTGGCGAACTGCCAGGCGGAGCCCAACCCTCGTCCGACGTTCCCGACGATCGACCCCGGATGAGTGAGCCGACCCCAGATGCTCTCCTGCTGGTACTGCTGGTACGGCTGGAACTCCGACGTCGCAGCCTGGTTCGCGGAGAGGATCCCGGACGGTAGACCCTCCCTCAGTGCCTGCTGCCGAGCAGCCACGATCTGGTTGAAGTTCTGGGTCCGCTGCCGAGCGTCCAGAGCCGCCCCGATCACGCCACCGGCGACAGCACCCGGAGCCCCGCCCATCATCCCGCCCATCGCACCGAACATCAGCGCCTGCGACTGGACGCCAGCAGCCCCTAGTGCCGCCCCACCCAGCCCGAACGCGATGTTCCCAGCGATCGGGGAACGCGCCAGGGCGCTGAGCCCCGCCCGGCCAGCTCCCAGGACTCCGCCGCCGGCACCAGCCGCGAACCCGCCAGCGGACTGGGCGAGCCGGCGGAACCCGGTGGTGGTGTTGCCGGTCTCCTGGTTCAGCCGCTGAACCGTCGCGATCTGGTCCTTCTGAGCAGCGACCGAGGCTCGCGTGGTCGATAGCGCCTCCTGGTTGGCCCGGTGCATGTCCCGCCGAGCCTGCTCGGTCTGATCAGCGCTCGCGCCCTGCGAGCCCAGCATCGACTGGTAGACCGCGCCAGCAGTGCGCGCTCGCTCCCTGGCCGCGTCAGCGGTGGCCGCGGCGTCGGAGACAGCCGCGCTCTGTCCCATCTGGGTCCGCTGCCAGAACCGGCTGCGCTCGCGCTTGGTCGGGTCGGCGTACCGCATCTGGTCGAAGGTCGGGGTCAGGAACATGTCGATCCCACGACCCAGTCCGCCAGCCATGTAGGACAGCGCGCTCCGCGGCGGTCCCGGGGTGTAGTTCGGGTCAGCCCAGCCTCGCGCGGTCTGCCATCCCCCACGAGCAGCACCCAACGCACTGGAAGCCAGGCTGCCAGCAGTCTGACCACCGCGATACTGGGCCCGCTGGAACCAGGTGCCAGCCTGCTCCAGCTGCTGCCCGCGCAGACCCGCAGCTCCTGAGCCCAGTGGTCCACCACCCGCGAAGCCCTCGCGGATGCCGTACGCCGCGCTGGAACGGAACGCCGCGAAGGCCGTAGCCACCTTCATCAGCGCACCGGCGAAGAGCAGCAGCATCCCGGCTCCACTGGCCAGCGGAGCTACCACGGTCATGACCAGGGCCACGAACTTGCCCATCGGGCCCTCAGCGATCTTGTTGACCACCTCCAGGGCCTTGTTCATGCCTTGGAGGAACTTCTCCATGACCGGCCCGAAGTAGCCACCCATGGTCTCGGCCAGCTGCTGGAAGTTCTGGGTCAGCCTGTTGACCTCGTCGGACAGACCCTTGGTGGAGGCAGCAGCACCCTCAGCAGCAGCGCCCTTGGACCCGCCACTCGTCGCCAGCTGCATCGACTCCGCGAGACCACCCTGCTGCAGCACTGCCTGGATCGCTCGGATCGAACGAGGTCCGTCCAGACCCAGCCGACTCAGCTCGGTGGCAGCGCCCTTGCCCCGGTCCTGCAGGTTCTGCAGGATCGCGACGACCTGCTCACCACCCGACATCGCCTTGAACGCCTTCTGGGTGACCCCCAGCATGTTGGCGTAGTGCGCGATCTCCGGAGACCCGGTCTGCATCGAGTGCGCGATGTCGGTGGTGATCTTGGTGAAGACGGTGGCTGCAGGTCCGCTGTCCTGGCCAGCCTTGGCGAAGGCGGTGGCGAACCCGGCCATCTGATTCGAGGTGATCCCGATCTGCCGCCCGGCCGGAGCCAGCTGGGAGGTGAAGTCGATCAGGCCCTGGGCCGAAGTGTTGGTCTGGGCAGCCAGGTAGGTGAACTGGTCGGCGTACTGCCGAGTGTTCTTGGAGTTGATCGGGGTGCCCATCACTCGCTGCAGGTTGGTCAGCGAGGAGGCCAGGCCATCGGAGCTCTCACCGGTGGCGTGGGACATGTCCACGAAGACCTTGCTCAGGTCCTGCAGGTCCCGGGTCTGCCGCATGCTGGTGACCTTGGACAGGGTCTCCACCAGCTTCGAGGCCTCGCTGGTGGTAGTCCCGTACTCGGTCCGCAGCCCCTTGACCGCCGCGGTGTAGTCCTTCATCACCAGGGTCTGCTGGGCGTTGGTACGAGTCAGGATCGCCGACTGCGCCTGCAGCCGAGACACCTGCTTCTCGTAGCTGGACCAGGCCGCAGTGGCACCCGTGATCGTGGCCACGTCGGCAGCGCTGATCCCGATCAGCGTCTTGCCGGCGGTCTTGGCGAGGTTGTTGATCTTGCGGCCGAGGTTGTCGACCGACATCGACAGGTTGTCGGTGTTCCCAGCCGATGTGGTCATCGCCCGGTCGTACTGAGAGTTGTCGCTCGTCAGTACGACGTTGGCTTCAACCGGCTGAGCCGTCACGTCCTACTCCATCTTCAGCGAGTGTCGCTTCTTGGCCTTCACAGCCATCTGGGCGGTCAGCTGTGGAGTGGTCGGGATCAGTTTGACATTGGTCCCCGGGAGTGACGAGCCCTGTGTGTCCCCGAACACGGACTTCTGATAGCAGCCCTGACAGAACTCATCGACGGCTGTGAACGCGAACTTGTTCTCCTCCCACTCCCACGGTGCGGTCCCGCACATCTGACAACGTGCCGAGGACTCCATCGCGTAGGCGATGGTCTTCGCTCGGTCCTCGGCATCCCACTTCAGCCACTTCGAGTGCGGGATCCCGTGCTCGAAGCAGTAGGACATCTCTAGGTAGAAGTTGCGATCCTTCCTCAGCCGCTCACGCTGAAAGGGATGTCGAGCCCCCGGTTGTTGAGCTCCACAGCGTTCCGGAACAGCACCATCACGTCGCCGCGAGACCAGTCGTCGGACTCCCAGATCTGCTTGGCCTCGGCCGGGGACAGCTCAGGCTCTACCGAGCAGGCCGCGATCAGCGCCGGCGCGAACGAGTCGATGTCGAAGCTGGAGCCCTCTGCACGCTGCTCCGGCTTCGGCGGATGCTTCGCGACCAGGCGGTCGTAGGCCCGCATCCCGATCGCCTGGTACTTCAGGGTCACCTCGTTCGTGCCACCGTTGCCATCGCTGAGGTACAGCGAGAACTCGGTGACCGAACGAGGCTTGTTGACCAGCTGGTCGAGGGTGGCGCGCTTGGACGCGGTCGACTGCTTCTGACGGGCTTCGACGGTCTTGGCTGCTGGAGGTGTAGGCATCGGTCGCTTCCTGGGCGGAGGGATGTAGTCGATCTGATGCTATCCCTCCGCCAGGACCTACGCTGCGACGATCGCGGCCTCGGCGGGCTCGATGTTCACCGAGCAGGACGCGGTGAAGGTGAGCACCGTGTTGGAGCTCATGTTCGCCATCGTCCGCGACGTCACCATCACCGGCCAGACCTCGACCTCGTCGGTCGCCTCAGGGAGGTTGGCTGGGCCCTTGCCACCGAACCGGGCGATGATGAAGAAGCCACGGGTACCGCGCGGGAGAGTCTCCCAGGCCGTGTCTTCCTCGTCGTCTCGGTAGAAGTCCGCGTCGAAGGTCGCTGCCGAGGTACCAGCAGTGCTGGTCTCGAAGAGACTGTCGAACGCAGGGGTCGGCACCGTGTTGCCGCGCGCGGAGGCGTTGAGGCTGATGCAGTAGCCGGTCAGGTCGATCGCAGCTGCAACCTGTGCAGCGGTCGGGGCCTCGATGTCACTGATCGTGGCAGTGGAGAACCCGATCCAGGTGTTCTCATTCGGGATGATCCGGGCCATCAGTCAGCCTTCCTCGTGGTCGTCTTCTTCGCTGCAGCCTGGGTCTCCGCTGGCTTCTCGGTGACCTTGGCAGCTTCTGTCTCACTACTCTCATCATCCGCAACCGTCCAGCCGTTGCGCTCCCACGCCTTGACCGACTCGCGGAGGACGAAGCCCTCTTCGCCGTCCTTGGTGATCTTGATCTGCTGAGCTCGTGGCATGTGCTATCCCTTCGTGACCCAGACCTCGAACGAGTCTGCTTGTGTGAAGTAGTCCGGATAGGCAGACCCGATCCGGTTGGTGTTGCCGATCGTGGTGCACGTGATCTTCTGGATCCTCCATGGACCTGTGTCGGAGTCCACGTTCTCCCTGGCGATGTTCGTCAGGTTCATCCTCATCCGGTCAGCCAGCGCCTCCGTCTGCTTCCTGGAGATGCCGGCGTAGACCACCGAGTAGGACAGACGCCACTCGGACTGGCTGTCCCCCATCGCCCCTCCGGGGCTCTGGAGGGTGGCTGCGCCAGGGGACAGGGAGAGCCACGGGGTGAAGGTGGTCCCGGGCTCGTTCGGCTCTCCCTGCCACCCGAACGGGGCAGTCGGTGAGGCGTTGTCGCCCACAGGGAACCCCTCGGTCGCCAGTTCGCCCAGCAGCCGAGTGGTGATCGGTCCTCGTGAGATGGAGCTTGGCACTACCTCGCACCGTCCTTCAGCACCTTGATGTTGGCCTCTGCTGCCATCGTCCCAAGGGAGTCCACCCATGCCTCAAACGCAGGGCGGACGTACGGCTGAGCCTTGGTGCCCGGGTGCCGGACCTTCTTGGTGTAGACGGTCTGGCCGTTCATCTTGAACACCAGGACGCCACCCGGCTTCTTCGGGACGATCGTGTGGGGCTTGGTGCCGAACTCGACGTAGCCGCCGTACGGAGCGATGTTCTCGTTGGGTCCGATGATGACCCGGTCTGTGTCCACCCGGATCTGCAATGAAGTGCGCAGCCTGCCGGTGTCGACCGGAACCAGCGCCTCCATCTCCGCCAGGATCTGGTTGGCGCTCTGGACCAGTACCTGCTGAGTGGTGATCTGGGAGTCGTCTGCGGTCTGCCGGAGTGCGTCCGCCAGCTTGGAGATGTCAGCCTGTCCGACTGCCCCCATCACATGATCCCGGTGACCTCGAAGCGCCGGGTCGCGCGCATCGCACCAGCCTTGGCCACCGTCTGGATCTCGTAACGCCTGCCGGCCATCTGTGGGTCGTTGGGCTCGTCGACGATGATCACCTCGTCGTAGCGCTTGATCACCGCAGTGGTGTCCCAGGGGATCGAGAGGTTGGTGGTCTGCTGGTACACGTCGGTGTCGCCGACTATCACCGAGGACGAGTTGGCCACCTCCCAGATCCGACAGACGCCCTCGTAGACCATCTGCGCCAGACCCGCCGCGGTGTAGACCAGGGTCTCCTCGTCGTAGGCCTCTGGGACCTCACGACTGAAGATCTGGCAGGTGGTGGTCATCACCGCTGTGGCCTGCCCGCGCACGTAGGCGATCGCGTGATCGGAGATCGGATTGGTCGTCACGGCTCGACGATCTTCTCGTAGTCCGGCACGTTCATGTTCCCGGTGATCGGGACATCAGGCGGGTAGACCCCGCCGTAGTCCTGAGCGCCGGCCTCCAGGTTGTCGTGCATGCCCTTGCCGAAGGCGAACGGCTTGGTGTCAGGCTCCAGGGGCTCGTTGGGGCTGATCCCGCCGGCATCCACCAGAGTGCCCACGTTCGCGGCCTTGTACTGCTCCCGCAGCTTCTCCGCGAGGGCTCGGTACTGGTCTCCGACCGGGCCCAGGTTCACGCTCACGCCATCAGCGGAGTAGGACGCCTCGTTGGCGAACCTGGCAGCGATGGTGTCGGCCAGGATCGAGGCCACGTAGTACTCGGAGTGGTAGAGCGGGTACCAGGTGTCGTAGGCCCACTGGATCTCCTCGTTGGAGATCATCCAGTCACCGGACTGGTGAGCACCGGGGCCAGTGTCCTGGATCAGGAATCGCTGGGTGTCTACCTCAGAGGCTCCTGGCACGTCATAGGTGTAGGTACCGGTCATCAGCGCGTCTTCTTCCTGGACCTGTCGTTCACGAGCTTGTAGCCCGCCGCGCCGCCTCCTCCCACCAGTGCAGTACCGGTGAGACCGGGACGGTTCTGCATGAACCTACCGACGTTGCCCACGCCACGTCCCGCGCTCGCGCCCAGCTCCTTGACGGAGATGTCCTTCTCTCCCAGGCGGTTCAGCTTGCCCTTGATCTGAGTGGCCCGAGACGGAGCTCGCTGGGCCCCCGGAGGGGGTGGCTTCGGACCCACCAGTCGACGGGGCAGGCGCATCTTGGAGACCGCGTCCCCGTGCTCGATCCCCCACGCGCTCTGCATCAGAACCGCCTACGGCTCGTGAGCATGCCTCCAGCAGCACCAGCGCCAGCTGCTCCTGCGCCGATGGCCAGCGGCTTCTTGTTCTTCATCCCGAACTGGCCGACCTTGCGGGTCATCGCACCAGCGCCCATCGCGCGCCCAGCACCAACCGAAGCTGCTGGGCCGTGCACGCCCTGAGCGCCCATCTTGAACGCGCTCTGCATCCCTTGGACCATCGGCTTCAGCGTGCCCATGCCAGGCGGCTTCAGTCCCAGCTTCGAGATCTCCTCGGAGCCGTGGTCAACGCCGAATGCGCTCTCCATCACTCATCGTCTCCCAGGAGCCCCTTGCGACCGCGTCCTGCGCGTTCCATCGCCAGGACCGCGTCCCGCTGCTCAGGATGCTCGTCCAGGTACTCCAGGACCGCGTCTACGTTGTGCTCAGCCGGGTCGTAGGTCTCTTCGAGGCTCTCCGGCGGCTCAGGGTCAGCAGGAGGCTCTTCCACAGAATCTTCAGCAGGAGCCAGGGCATCCTCGCCATCTCCCTCCGGCTCAGGAGTGAGCTCGGGGTTGGTGAGCACCTCCAGGTCTACCTGGGTGTCCGGCTCCGCAGGCCAGACCAGCTGCACCCGGTCCCGGTTCAGGTACTCCTCCGCCTCCTCGCGGGTGCGGACATGGGTGTGCCAGTGCCGAGGACGCAGCGCGCCCTCTTCGAGGACCGGGATCACGAACCGAGCGCGGACGAGCGTCTCGATGTTCTTGGCCTTCTCCTGGGGGAACTCCTGCCCCATCACGTACTCCTCGCCGGCGTACGTGAAGTTCTTGGCCGCGACGAAGGAGATCCCGTCGTTCTTCAGCAGCTGGATGGCCATCTGCACTCCTAACCAGAGACGGGCCGCGGGCCGAAACCCACAGCCCGTCTCAGAGTAGATCTGACTACGCCACCGCGTTGGACAGGAAGATGCCCATGTCCTTGGCGACCACCCGCATGTCGTAGGTCATCTCGCCCTCGATGCGGTCCGCAGCGATCGGCTCCATCCGGAAGTTCTTCATCCGGATCCCGTAGCTGTTGCCAGCCAGGTACCCGTTCCAGGTGAAGGTGTAGCCGCCGGCCGGGGTCATCAGGGACGGCGAGCTGGGGGTGTAGACCAGCAGCGCCGACTTGGAGTTGGACATGAAGCTGTACGTCGCGGCAGCGTCCTGCGCCTTGGCGTCGTTCAGCTCGGCCACACCGGTCACCGTCGCGTAGCTGACCAGGATCCGCTCGACGTCGAAGAGCGACGCGAGGAGGTCGGTGGTCACCACACCACGCTGGGTGTACTTGATGCGGTCGATGATGTCCGGGTGGTTCTTCAGCTGGGTGATCGTCCGAGCACCGAGGACCAGCGTGTTGGCCTTGCGGCCTGACTGCTCCACGAAGTTCGTCTGCAGGTCGGAGAACTGCACGATCGGGTCCGAGGCCGGGTCGCTCCACTGCAGGAACTGGCCAGCACCCACCGTGCCGGTGACTCCAGCGAGGTCGGTGCCCCACTGGCCGGTGGTGAAGAACTTGGCGTTCCAGTCCAGGTCCCGCCGGAGCAGGAGCTGGTTGGTGACGAACGTGGTGGCGTCAGAGTCGAGCCTCCAGTTCGAGTCGGCGTTCGCGCGGACCTGGTCGTCGATGTCCTTGTGGACACCCCAGACCTCGCAGAAGTACTGCCCCGTGTCGACCTTCCAGCCGACTCCAGCCGTCTCGGTGCCGGGGGCGCGCTTCTGCGCGTCGGTCCTGCGCCAGTCGGACTTGGAGTACTTCCAGTACAGATCGCTCTGCTTCTGCACTGGCACACGCGGGAAGACCTTGTCCGCGATGAACTGCGCCTTGTCCTGCATGTACGCAACGCTGACGTTGGTCAGCGGCACGTTGACGTGGAGATCGCTCTGAGTGGGGTTCGGCATGGCTTCTCTCCTCTCAGATCGTCAGGAGAACGTTGACGAGTTCTCCAGCGTTGGCGGCAGTGGACAGTGCGATTCCGACGACCGCGGTGGCACCAGCACTGGTGGCCTGGCCATCCGCACTCACCTGGACCTTGGCCCCGGCAGTGATCGGTGCGTCGGCAACCACCTTGGAGACACCGGCGATGGCGACGGTAGCCGCCTGCCCGGTCCCCTGCGGCTTGTTCTGCATCACTCCGATGCAGGGGCCGGTGCCGTCACCGAGACCAACCTGGTGGACCCCGGTCACCTTCACGAAGTGGTACTGACGCCCTCCGTGCGGATCAGGGGAACCGGGCTGACCCGGGACTCCCGTGTAGATGCCCAGGGACGAGTCCGCGTTCAGCGTGATCGACCGTAGGCTCTCTTCGTAGGCCATGAGCTACTTCCCCTCCTACCGGGCCTGCTGCGAGCGCAGGTACTCGTCGTAGGCGTCCGGATTCTGGTCGAACACCGTGTTGATGGCTGAGACAGCGTCGAAGTTCTCGGCCTTGCCGAAGGCCTCGTAGGCGTGAGCCTCGACCTGGGAGTACACGTCGGAGTTGTCGCCGCCGCCCGTGTAGCCCTTCTCCTCGAAGATGATCTCGCCCGCCGTCTCCAGAGCCTTGGCGATCACCGAGCAGTCCTCGAAGCTCATGGTCTCGGCCATCCGGTAGAGCACCGGGCCGAGCTCCTGGGCGGGGATCGGGAGGTTGTACTCCGCCGCCTTGGAGATGTACTCACGGGTCAGGCGCAGGTCGCGCTCGGCCTTGGCGATCTTCGTGGACTCGGCCTGAGCCTTCTCCAGCTCCTCGACCCGACCGAGCGCCTTGGCGATGACCGCGTCACGGTCCTTGTCGGAGAACGCCTTGCTGAGCTCCTCCATCACCGATGCACTGAAGCTGCCGGCCTTGGCCTGCTTCTCGAAGAACGCCGACTTGCCCACTCCTGCGAGCTCGGGCACTGGCTGGTCCTCTTCCTTCTCGACAGCTTCGTCCTCGACCTCGTTCTCGACGTACTCGTAGGCAGCGCCTGTGTCGTCGTACACGATGTCGCCGAACTCCAGCTGGTCCTCGTCGAGGGGCTGGCCCTCCTGGTTGTAGAGCTTGGGCATCTCTTCCTCCTCGGGAGCCCGCTTCGCGATGACGAACCGTGAGTGCTGGTTCGCGGCCTTGTCGACGGTGGAGATCTCGTCGATCTCCATGTCAGTCAGGTTGTTCTTCGGTCGTGGCATCTCATCTACCTCTAGTTCTCAGTCTCACGGTGCTGTCCATTCGGGTTGTCGCTGTGATCGACTCCGAACGCTGATGTGGCATCGCGCTTGGCGTACGACTGCCAGGAACCGCTCTTCTTCCGGTTGATCGCGGAGTGAGTGGCAGCCGCGCCACCGACCGCCGCCAGCCCGAGCCCGGCCTTGCCCCCATGCTTCAGGGTCCGCCCGACCACGTCCGCGTCGAGAGCCCGGAACGTCTTCCCGGCCCGCTTCACGTTCCGGGTGAACTCCTTTCCTGCCTTCGGCCTGACCGTCTCCTCGACCGTCTTGATCTGGGCCGAGTCCGGGATCGACTGGATCTTCTTGCCCTGCTGTACGGCCTTCACCCCGTGCCGGGCGGCGTACGCACCACCAGCACCGGCAGCTGCCATGGCCCCGGCCTGATAGGCACCAGTACGTCGGTGCCGGCTACGCTCGGAGTCGAAGTTGGAGGCCGATGGCGTCCAGGCCTTCTCGATCTCGGCCTCGATCTGCTGGTGAGTGAGGGGACGGCCTTCCTCCCCGTAGTAGCCCATCTCCATGCCGAACTCCTTCTTCACCACAGTCGCTGCCTTGCGCTTCCTGGACTCTGCCGAGTAGATCGCTGCCTGGTTGAACCCTCCTACACCGCCGATGCCGCCAGCCGCGATCGAGGTGTGGAAGGCGGCGTTCTTCAGACCACCATGGCTGACTCGACTGAGTCCTGGGACCTTGGTGACTGCCTTCAGCGCGCCTGGCTTCTTCTTGGTCGCGATCGCAGCACCGGTCAGCGCCACTCCGGACAGGCCCAGCGTGGAGGTGGTCCGGCCGATCTTGCCCTGCAGCTTCTGCCGACGACGCATCTCC